TCGTGATTAAACAACGATTCCGCAAAGAGCGCGATCATCGATACAAACGCGACCTTCTTCGACTTTACCGTAGTAACCAATCTTGTTCTGACGAACAGAGAACTGGTCATCAACGAGAACGTTCATCTCACCAGTAGATCCTTCATCAAGGACAACAGGGCGAAGGAGAACGTCACGAGAACGGTCAACACCGATAAGGATTTCGTCGTCAGCTTTCACGAAAGTTCCAGTGTTACCACCACCGATAACGGTAGAACCACTTTCAGCAGTCGCAACAGCTCCGAAGATTTCATTGAAACGTTGGCTAATGCCCATTTCAAGAACTTCGACGATATTGATACCGTAGAAGCTAGGAAGTCCAGCTCCACTGTAAAGTTGAGAACGAAGGACTTCTGGAGCAGCAAGCCCAGAAGCATCTCCAGTAGGAGCAGATCCTTTAGCGCCAGTAGTGTTGATTGGATTGTAAGCCATCTTACGGATCTTCTCTACCACTTCTGGAGAAACGAGAAGGTCAGTTACGCCAACTTTAGAACCACCAACAGGGGTTCCACCAACAAACGAGCTATTGATCCGCTTGGACTTCGTAATGAGACGGTTAAAGTCATCAAGAATAAGAGTGTCAGCAGTCGAGCTGCTAATAACGTGACCACCAGCTCCACCATCACTATCACCTTTTACAAGAGCGGTAGCCAGCACGTTAAATGCGGTGCGCTCTTGCTTGAGCATGATCTCTTGGGCCATGCGAGTGAAAGTCTTGGAAACAACATCAACACGAGCCTTCTTAGCATACTTACGATCAAAAGCGAGTGCGCTATCGAGAGTGTAAGTGCTGAATTTCAGCTCGTTATGAGCTGGAAAGACTTGGTTGTAAGGAAGCCCACCAGCAACTTGCTGGGAATAGACTTGTATATAATCTTCATCAGTAATGTCGTGAAAAAGGTCAAGAGGGAGGGAAGGATTGTCATCAGCTTGATAAGTCAAGGTGGTGAAAAGATTTCCAATAGAAACAGCGTTGTTGATAACTTCGGAGACCACAGGTCCGAGAAGTTCCGCAACAGCTGCCTGAGCCTCATAAGCTTCCTCACGATTATTTGAACCCATAGCGCGAACTAGGGCCAACTGATCTTCAGTTCTTTTAATAGTAATTTTCATTGAAATAATGCGAGTTAGGATTAAATGTCTACTTTGACGATTGCGTATCCTCCTGCATGGGTATCCCCAGCGGCACGAGATCCAGTAGCGAGAACGCTACCGACTTTAACAGCAGTTCCGCCTGTAGCTCCAAGCTTACCAGCAGCGTGACCATAAACGTCAACTCCGGGAGCCAAAAGAGTTCCACCAACGAAGGCGTCATCAAGAAAGGTAAATACGCCTTTGCTAGCGACAGGAACAGACTCTCCAGAGAGAACAGCTTGAAGCTCTTCTTTCTTTTGTGGGTAAAAACGGAGTTTTTCTCCATTTTCGTCAGTGTCACGGACATCACGCAATGTGATTCCAATAGCAGAGTCGCCAGATCCAGCTGCAGAAACTCTGAGCGGATTAACAGCGAGGGGAGAATATGCATTTCCTTGGGTGTTAAGGAAAGATCCATCTTCGACAAGATCTACAAGATCTGCGTTTAGGTTGGCAGCAGACACTTTAACAATAGTGCCAGCCCCGACATCAGTTCCGTCATACGCGAACATGTTAACAACATCGTTGTCATCATATTGGCGGAACGGAAGCAATTTTGTAATTTCGTTAGCCATAATTTATATGTTTTTAATGATTTTTTAGTGGGTTACTTCGATATCGAAGTTCGCCTTTAGTTTCTCAACTAAAGAGGTTTCTTCAGAAGCTTCAGCGTTGTTATTAGGAATTGCGACTTCTTCCGAAGCTTCAACCTCCAACTCTTCTTCTACTTCTACAACTTCTTCCTCTACTTCAGATTCTTGCAGTTTTGAAGCAACAGCTTCGTCAACTTTAGCTTGAATCTCTTCCTCCTTAGAAGCCAAAGCTTCTTTGGATTTATGAGAGAAAAGAATAGAAAGTTTTTCTTTAAAGGTATCAAATGCTTCATCAGAAGCTTCAATTGCCTTCAGCTCGTCTACAATAAGTTTAGTTTCATCTGCACTAAGCTCGTAAGTAGAATCAATAAAGTTCATCCGAGAATTAAATAACTCAACAGCAGCTTGAGCTTCAACCTCAGACTTGATAGCAGACAACTCAGCTTGAACAGCTTCAAGAGAAGCTTTCATCTCAGTCGCCTCGACTTCAGCTTTTTCACGAGCTTCAGTTTCAAGTTGAACTTTGGATTTCCAGTTTTCAGAATGCTCGCTAAGAGCCTCCCGCATAATCTCACCGACAGAAGCGGCTTGATCGTCCTTCTTGACTACGGAAGCTACGCTTTCGGCAACTTGTGTCATTAATGTCTCGAATTGTTCTTTATCCATATCTAAAATATCGAATTTGTTGTTTGTTACAGTGTTTTTCTTACTTAGGGAATTTTTAATATTAATATTATCTTCTTTTACTTGATTATTATCAACAGCATTTTGTTTTTTATTTGGTTCTGAAGTATAAACTCCTTTAACTCTAGCTGCAGGTTTATATGTCAAAGCTGCTCCCAAAGGGAAAGTTTCACCATGAATTAATCTATGAACGGGAGTCCCATTCTTATCTACCCCCTTACCACCAAAACCTTTTACATACTTCTTTAGCTCTTCTTCCTGTGAACCTTCGGCAATCTGGCATTCGTCGAGTCTATCTGACCCGAAGACAACTTTATAGTTCTTAAATGCAAGTTCCCAACTAGTAGCAATACTTTGATATTCTTCATTATCTTCTTGGGCTGCTGCTTCAATAGCTTCAGCTAATTCCGGGAAAATGTTTTTGTAAATTAATCCCGCAGCGTTAATATAGAAAGGTTCTTTTTTGTCTGCGTAAGAATCGATAGCATTGTTTTTAAAATCTAATTCATCAACAGATAAAGAAGCGTTGATCATATGACCAACGATCTTGTGTTTTTTATGTTCGATATTGATAGGCTTGTTTATAAATCTTTTAACTGCTGCCACAGCAGTCTCAGCATTAATGCCGTCTCCGTTTTTATTGAACTCGTTTACTACTGCCAAATTAAAAACTACAGGTAATACATCAATATTTTTTGATGGATCGAAATCTTCTGGTAGCAAAGATTCTGCAGCTTCGGCAATAGATCCTTCTGACACTCCGAATTTATCATAGTCAGTTTCTTTGAGAGCTTTTATCTCGCAATCAAAGCTACTTACCTCGAAATCTTTTAAATCCATATTTACATTATACACTTAAATTTTAGTAGAGTGATATAAAATTGCAGCAGACATATCGTCAAGCTGGTGTTTACATCCCAAATCAAGAACTTCTTGATCGACACTAAGTTCAGAAATATTTTCTATATTATCGACAATGCTAGATAAAACCTCATCCCATTCTTCCTTAGGTTTAGAAACAATAATGGATTCGCATGCCTGAGATACCAAATCTTTTCTTTGTTCATCTAATTCGTCTAAACCATATTTTATGGCGAAATCTGCGTAGGCTTTTAGTTCGAACTCGCTTACCATCTTTGTAGCTTCAACTATATGTTTTTTAGAAAACTTAGAGTTAGAAACTCCCATTGGTCTCCCTCCAGATGGTGCTATAGGGGCAGCTTCTGGTTTAGACGGTTCTCCCGAATCTTGTTCGTCTTGATATAGGTTAATTGTATTAACTAAAGGCATGTAGTGACCATCTTCTCTTTGATCTTTAAATTGCTCTTGAGCCTTTTGCATATCATCAGCTTTAGGAAATACACCCGTATTAATCACTTGCATACCTTGCTCTGGAGTAAGAACTCCAAGTTCCATCATACGAGTAGCTAACTTTGTCATGTCAGAATTATCCAAAGTGTCAGTCTTAACTAATTTCACTTCGGGCCAAGAGCGCATTCCCGCAGCTTTACAAATTCTTCGGACTTCTGGCTGCAGAAAGTCTTTAATGAATTGACTCCGAGACTCTTCTAACCTTTGAACGAAAATCTTCATTTTAAGTTGACCATCAGCATACTTGTTGTCTCCAATGAGAACATTCTGCAAACCTTCTTGAATATCTTTGTTCAAGATGTCATATTTTTCTGGTCCGACAACTTTGCGGAGATCGGGGATAACAAAATCAGCTTTTGTAGTATAATCAGATACAAGGACACGCCCAACACTCTGATTCTTAAAAATGTTCTGCATAGCAGCCAAAGCTTTATGATTAACTCCACCTTTATCGGGTTCAGCTCCCATAGTAACTAACAAAACAACATTCTCAATAGAACGAGAAATAGCTTGGTCAATTTTTTTAAGTTCTAGTTTTTTATTAATGTCATCTAAAACAGAAAACCCATAAGGAATAGAAAGAGGTTCATAATCTTGTTTCTTAGCAAATACAACATGCATCAAATCTGAAGATAGTTTGATATATAATCTTTCTGTAGTTGTCGCAGTATTGTTTTTTATTCTTACTTGGACATCCTTTGGCAAAGAATTATACATTTCTATTTCATGCTCGGTTTTTGGATCTTTAAGCCGTGAAATCTCATATGGGGTAAGAACCTTAAAGTATTGAAAGTCATTGAACGAGATAGAGCCTTTGGTCGCAATATCTGTTGGGTTCATGATTAAATATTTAATAGGTATGGGAATATTTTTAGTAGCGCCATATGTCTCTAAAACTTTACCTGTATCACTAGTTTTAATACGACCATCAAGGCGATACATGAATACATTGCCTGATCGATAATACTCCCGGAAGTATTGAGATTTTATATCATGCATCTTGATTCTTTTAAACCAAGCATTTACAAACTTCCTTGATTTTTCAGAACCACCTTCTAGGTATAAGTCAGAATCCGCGAAGTCGGATAGCATATCGATGGTGCTTCGGAACGCAGGAACATTAAAATAAGCTTTTTGGCAAAGCTGGATTGCATCGCGAGCATTTACAGAGTCGCGAGAGTAATCGAATGGCAGAAGACCATCGTCGATATTTTTAAATCTATTTTTAGTATAGCTTTGGCTAATTGAGTTAGTTCTTGAGCTAGAGCGTTTAGAGGAGTCCGAAAGGCGAGAAGCCGTTGTTTCATATAAAGACTCGCCAACAAGCTCTGGAGAAAACTCTTCCGCTAAAGATTGGTTGGTTATATCTTCTAAATTATGGTTGGGAGTATCGCTTTTAAACTTACTCCAATATTCAGACCTTTTTGTATACTTACGCTTTTCTGACATGCTAACACTTGTTACACTAAAGTTATAAAAGTTACTTTATAACTTTTCAAATAGTAAACGGTATAAATGTAGCAGTAGGCTTTTTCTCAGGCTTAACATGTAGAGAATCAAAATAAACCTTGGCGAACCAATTCCCTAGAATCAAAGCAGAATAAGAGTCTTTACGTGCTCTATTCGGCCCCTTTTGTCTTCGGATGTTTTGCGGTAAGTTAAATGACTGTGATCCTTGGGGATTTGTTGTAACCTCAATGTTAGCGCATTCCGACTTTGTAAGTTCAATGTTACTTTTTTGTTGATCGATAAGGTCAATCATTTTTGCTCCTTTAGAAGTGGCTGTAATTTTATTATCCCACTTTATTTCATCAATAGGTAAATTCTTTTTCCTTTGTTGATCAAAGTGATCGTCTACCGCTCTAGAAGCAAATAGTATTCTTTTATGGTCTATGGCTGCTTGTAACA